AGTAAATTCATTCTTCCAGTGTTTGCCATCCTACTCTCCTAGTGTATCGTTGGTTTTATAAGCTGGACAAAGTCCATCATGTTATTATCCATCAATTCCTGGCCTTGTGTCGGGCCTAGTTGATCATAATACAGCAACCGCGCAGCATTAATCATTGCACCCGCTAAAAGTATACTATCTTCACCACTTTTGGAAGTCTTTTCTACCATCTGCATGAGTCCATTAAAATAATGAACTAATTTATGATCAGCCTCTGTCATACCTTCGATCTTAGACTCATTTTTCACTTTTACAACCCCAATATTAGTTCTCAAAACGGATGTCTTTCTTCACATCCACCTTACGTGGACTTTTTTTGCTCTTTTCTATCTCAGCCTGCTTGGCTAAGTTCACATTAGCCCTTAATTGAGCAATGTCCTCCTGAGAATCTATCTTAGCTTCGGTTAAATCTTCATTTTGCTGTAATTTTTCCGCATCCAGGCCTAATCGACCTGCATCATATAATTTTTTACGCTCAATATCATCAGCTCGAAGGTTAATCTCTTGTTGTTTAAGGGCAATAAGTGGATCTTCTCCTTGTTGTTGCATCATCTCCTGTTCTTCACTGACCATTTCTTCCGTCATTTCAGCAATTCTCTCTGCCACTTTGGATTCCATCAATTCTTGAACTCTCACTTGTTCTTCTTCAGGTATTTTGCCTCCGGCCGCTTGCTGTAGTTTTTCAATTTCTGGTTTCATTTCCTGTTCCACCTCTTCTCTAGCCTGAATGGAAAGATGCTCCATGACATGGGACTCCAGAATAGTCATTGTTTGTAGATTGTTTCTCACCAAGGTGCTTGAAAAGAACGCTTGATGGGCGTCTATGTGAGCTAAATGATTTTGATTACGAAAAGCCGTTAACGGTTTTCCTAATAAAGATGATCCATTCTCAATCCCAGGATCCTGAGGCTGAGGCGGGGTAGGTATAGGCAAAACTGCGTCTACATTTTGAACTCCCATGGCCTGATACATGCGCCTGTAGGCTTCATACATATTATGCATTTGAGGAGCGGCTTGCGCCAACTGTAGTTGAGTTTGTGCCAATGTAACTCGTTGAGACATTGAAAAAATAGTGGGATCTGACACGGGTAAGATGTCAATGCGGTCATCAAAATCCGTAGCCTTAATGGCCTGAACATCTCCTGTCACCTCATAAGGGTAAGAAGGATCCAAAGATTCTGCAAAAATTTTAGCTAATAATTTAAATTCAATTCGTTGAGCATAGTGCAAGCGTTTATGAATCGCGGACATGACGCGCATGCCACGTTCCATAAGAGCCATTGTTGTTCCTACAGGCGCGTTAGCTGCAACACTGTCACCAATTTTCTGATCGGCTACTGTAGCAAATTCCTTTCCTGCTTGAACACAAAATCCTAATAATTGAAATAATGTCGGATCGGCGCCTTTATAAGGCAATGGCAGTAATCCTTGACGAAGATCGCCAGAGGGGGCGTCTACATCCCGGAATTCTCCTGGTTGGAGGGGACTGTCATCGTCTTTAATTCGCAGTCCTCGAGCTTTAAAGCCCGCTGGTAAATTGGACAGCGTACCTGCATCGATAAGCTGTCTAAGAGCTGACGTTGCTGTTCGGGATAAACCTCCGAGCATGTGGATAAGACCAAGACCATAAAAACCAAGGCCAGGTAAAAACTTATAGTGAACAAAATATTCTTGTTTTTTAAATAAATTATCATCTTCTTTATAGTTTCGATAAATGGATAATACTTTTCCAGATCCTTCATCAATAGTTATAATGTAGGGAATCTTTATTCCATCTTCATTTTCAAAACCAGGTAAATCTAAATTGGCATGAATTTCCAGTAAGGTGTATTCCTCGGAACTGTATCCTACTTTCTGAACACCTGAAATTTTTCTTTCTTGTTCAGTAATTCTATCCTTTCCATCATAAATTTGTATATCGACGTCACGGTAAAAACCTGTAACCTGTAATTTACGAATTTCATTTTCTGATTTTTTAATAACATGGGTTACACGCTCTGATTGTTCTAAGTCAGTGGCCGTATAAGGAACAACCAAATTATCCGCTGGAACAAATTTTGCGACTGCTCTCCCCAAAGTGTCATCATAATAAATTTTCTTAAAAGTGGAACCAGCCAGAGGAAGATAAAATAACATTTGATCTACTTCAGGATCAAATTCATTCATAACATGCATGATTTGATAATTCATGTAGTCCTTGATGCGCTCAGCTTGTTCTTCTTTTGCCTTTGTTATTTTTCCAATAATCTGAGTGCGAACGGGACCGCCTGCTGGTAACAACTCCTTGTAAGCCTGGGCTTGAAACTGGGTAACAGATTCAGCCAGAAGAGGGTGTGTTACGCCTGACGCGCCCGCGAAAGGTTGTGTTCTTTCATTATATTTTAATCCTAAAAGCTCTAGTCCTTTGGTATATGTTTCTGACCATTCTTTTCGAGAAGTAAGATCTTCTTCATAAGAGGCCAGTAAATCCGAAGAAATAAGACCTAAAGAACTATCATCCAGATATTCAGCAAGATTGGCGTCAAATCCACTTTCAATTTGTCTCTCCTGCTCTCCAACAATGGCAGAGCCGTCTTCCATCATTTCAATATTAACTTCCTCATCTGTTCCCGGAATCAATTCCACTTCCTCTCCTACTTTGGGAGGAATGAGCAATTCGTCATTAACTGTCTGAGGTTGGTCGTATCTAGCGGGTTTATCAATGGCCATTAAGCATGTGCTCCTATAACTTCATCTATGGAAACAAAAGGAGAGTGAACATATCCACCTGCTGCCATGTGTGTTTTTGATGGTAATACCATCTCTGGTGTTAGCTTTATAGCATACGCATCTACAGTTTTAAAGCCTGAAGGTGTTGATACCGCCTTGAAATTAATGCTCTCGTAAGGAGAATCAGCTATGAATTTTTTTGCTTTTTCTATGGCGCTGGCAAGAGATTCTTCTTTTCCACCTGTCTTGCTGACTTTGAATTCCTTAATGACGTTTCCTGTTTCTTCACTGAACACCTGTACTGTATGTTTCTTTGTTCTCGGTTCCCCCACGGCCACTTTAATTGTCTTTATTTCACTGTTATTAGCTTTCGCCGCTCGGCGAAGAGCTGCTTCCAGCGTGCTGGTGAAATGCTTGCCGTTTGGATCCGCGGCGTTGGGTCCCCCGTAAAACTCACTTGTTCCAATTCCCTTCATGTCCTTTGTTCGGTTTGCCAGAGGAGTGGCGGTCGATCCTGTTTGACTGTATCGAGCCTGAATGAGATCCTCGGGTGAAATCGAGTACCACGTCGGCGCGTTTGCATCCTTCGTGACGAACAGGCGCGTCGCAGCATCGTGCAGGTCATTCTTGACAAGAGCGTCTCCCCACGCCTTGCGGTCCTTGAACGGAATGTTGGGGAACAGTTTCTTCATGACTTCAGGGCTCGTGAAAGCCTCCTCGAACACCTGAAGAACCTTATCCCTCTCTTTTCCTGATGCTCTCACCAGTTTTAATTGTTCCTTAGTCATCTGGCCGGGCTGTATCTTAGCAAAATCCGTGAACACTTCCTGTGACTTTTTTAACTCCTTGATGTAGTCCTTGAAATCCTCCACTGTTCGAAACATGGGACGCATGATGTCCTTGTACTTGTCGTAATAGCCAATGACGTCAACATCCGTCTTCACCTCATAGGCCTGATCCCCCCATTCCATCGCCTTAATCTTCTCCTTGTCACGCGGGCTGATGGCACGGGCAAGTATTTCCTCATAGTCCTTTTTCGCGTTCTGCAAGTGCTTTCGGTAGGTTTGAAAAACATCGGACTGGATCTCATCGGCGAAGGTCACGGTTATCTGCTCTCCTCCCGCCGCAGCTTTTCCTTTTCCCACTTCCTCCAGTTGCTTGACGGCTTTCTTCAGCTCTTTCTCGGCGTGAGCGATGTTCTTGCGCGACTGATCCAGGCTGATGGTGTGCTTCGCGGACATCTCCTCCGGCAGCATTTTCGTGATGTCGGTGAGACGATCAATCTTGGTTTGTAATTTTTTTGTCTTATCAGTGACGTCGGTGATCGCCTTTACGTCAGGGATGATAGCGGGACGATCCGAGGACCGCGTCCACCCGATCACATATTTCTTTTCCTTGTCACTGAAGAATCCATGCTGACTGTGCTTATACTTTCCTATGTCCCCGGGAATGTCCCCCGCGTCAAGATACAAAATATTCTCCCTGTATGTTCCAGGAAGATATCCTTTCTCCATATGCTGATCGCCATACTTAGCGACGTCACCTGTTTCTGTTCCAAATCCTAGTTTCTTTGTCTTAAGTTTTCTAATTGGCGCTTCTTTAATACGTAATAATAATTCTTCCTTGGTGATCGGTCTGCCCATTCTTCCCGCTGTGTCAAGAAGAGCTGGAATTTGATAGTCCTCAATTTCAATTCTTCCAATCCCCTTTGAATTAAACCAGTTGAATAAATCAGCCGGTGAGTCAAACACCTTGGGCGCGTCAGGATCCAGCAACTTGGCTTCTATGTTTGAAAAGAATCGATTGCTC